GTAGAAAACCGAACCCAAATCTTTTCACGATCAACCGGCGTTGCATTCTCTGCCCCATACCATTCAACGGCAGGAATATAGCCGGCAATTGCTGACGTACCGGCGTCCCATGCAGCCTTAAAAAGCTGCTGCATTTGTTCAACGGCAATGTCTAGCGTTGCGGTCATCCCTTGAACTCGATTGTGTAAAGAATCGGCTGGCCGTTAGGTGCTAGCGTGTCAATTGATGCAATATTTAATTGCTTGCCGTTGCGGATAACAACATCGGCAAGTGCAGGCGTAAAGTCAACAGCCCCCATTAAACCGACAACCGCACCGTCTTTAAGCTCGTTGCTATCGCGCATGTAATGCAGCGTTTCGCGGGTTTCTTTGTTTACGGTTAAAAACAAAACGGAAGGCGTTTTGTCAACTTGCGCGCTTGTAACTTTCCAAGGCTCGCTTATGTCAGGCGTGCGATTTAACTGCCGCCAAGTAACTAACTGCCCCTTACGCTTAATTACAGCGAGCGTGCGAATAATGCTGCGGTCATATTCGCCCATGTTTACACCCGCAGCGCCCGCAACGTTAGCCCACACTGTGAGGGCTTAAACAGCGGAGCTAAGATAGCGTCCACTGCCGGAAATTCTGGCGTAATGCCGGCCTTAGTCGGGTCGGCATACTTCGTAGTAATCGGGCCTACTGTTTCTTCAACAACGTAGTCTGACGCTTGAATGACAGGCTGCAACACTACGCCTTGACTTTGCACTAAAACTAAAGCGCACTGCGCGCTAACTAACTGCTTAGGAATTGCGGTAGTAGCGAAATCCAAACCGTCTAAAACAACGCAGGCGCGCGGCCAAGCTAACGCCTGCGTTGCTGCATCTACCTTTTCGCCCTGATACCGCAAAGCTTGCGCTTCTAAGTAGTCAGTAGCGTTGATAAGCATAACCGCCACTTCATCATCGGAAGCCGGCAGCGTAACGCCGCGTTGCGTTGCATAAGTGCGAACGTCGGCAACGCTAACATAGCTGTTAGCGTCTGCAATTAAGCTGCCATCTTCTACGGTAATCGTGACGGCCATTGTGGCTTATCCTTAGCGGTTAGGCTTCCACACGGAGCCGGCCGCTGGCGCAGCGCCCGGAGCCTTAGCCGCAAGGTCTGCTGCCGTGGCATCCCCGGCCCCGTCAGCCGCGCCAGCGCCGGCCGTAGCCGCCTGCTGCACGTCAGGGGAAGCGTTAGCCGCCGCGTCGCCTTGTGGGCCAACAGGGGCCGGGGAATCGCCAGCAATGGCCGCCAGCGCGGCAAGAGCGTTCAGGCGCTTTTCAATCGCAACTTCGGCCGTTGGATACTTCTCCGAATAGCGTTCGGGTACATCGCCCATAACGCCGTCGCAATCTTCTAATGCGCCTTCATTCGGCACAACTAAAGCATTGCGGAAGCAAATTTGGTGGCCTAAGCGGTGCGCTTCTAACGTCTGTTCAGCGGTTGGAATGCCGGAACCGTTGATGAAATAGAGAATCTTAAGGGGCTTCATTTAGCTTCACCTTTTGGTTGCGCCTAAAGGATGCCGGGGAAACCCCCGGCATCCGTAGACGGTTAATTACTGCGAGATAAGGACAACGCCCGCCGTATCCTTAGCGGACGTGGCGAATTGATCCCAATTGGTCGCGGTAAGTAACGCGGCGTCAGCAGGCGACTTGCCGCCGTTGGTCTTATCCCAACTAAAGCCCTTAAGGCCAAGCTGGTAAGACCATTCGGCCTGATAAGTGCGCTTAATGTTTTCGTCGCCGTTAATCGCCTGCTCGTTAGCGTCAAAATCGTTGTTTTGATGAACGATAATGCCGCCCGGAGTCAGGCCCAAAGTGCGATACTTATTCGGCGTGCCCGCGACAAACAAATTGGGGCAGTCCGTGACGACTAAAACGCGGCCCATCGGATCGCGCACAACGTTAACCGTGCCGAAATTAAACAGCATGGAAGCATTGGCTAAGTTCTTTTGGTACAGGTCGCCATTAGGCTTGCTGTGCATGATCCATGCAACAAGCTCATTGGACGCATCGCCAAACTTCGCAGCCGCAAGGCCCATGTTAGCGAAGTTGCAAAGTTCAGCGCCACCCGTGCCGCCCGAAGCGTCATAAGTGTTAGCAGTCTTTGCAGCAAGTGCGATGGCGCAGACGCCGAGGCCGGTATTGAGCATATCGCCCATAACGTCCTTAGCTAACTGCTGACCTAACACAACGCCCGCAATTTCCGGGTTCTGTTGAATCCAAAGGAATTGACCGCGATCAATACGCACGGGCGGCGTACCGGCAGCAACCTTCACCATGGTATCAACAAGGCTTGCTAAAACCTTTTCGCTAACTGCGCCAGTGCCGTAAGCATTGCGACGACGGACAAGGCCGCTAACCTTGGCCCACATTGCAATGTCAGAATAGTCGCCTTGATGCGCCGCAGATTGAAGCACGATAGCGCCGTTAGTCGCTTCATTGAAAAGCGCGACTTGTTGCGCCAGAACTTCCGTCATGGTGCTGTAAGCGTATTCGCTATATACCGCTAAATCAGAAAGTGCCATGTTAGTGCGTCCTTAGTTGGCTTGGCTTGCCTTCACTGCCTGAACATGCGCCAATAAATCCGCTGGCGATGCGTTGGCTAGATTCGGCGGTTGATTACCGGACTGCTGTTGGCCCGGAGTCTTTACGGCACCGCCGTTTTGCGAAGGCGAACCGGCACCGCCGGACGCTTTAGTTACGCGGATGATAGAGGAAAAATCCTTGTTTGCAACAAATTCTTCGCCGAGCTTATCCAGCGTCAGGGCGGAGGGCTTGCCGTCCTTATCCAGAATCTTAATTGAAGGCGCATCGCCTTCAATATCGACAGCCAAACGGCGTTCAATGTGTGGGCGCATCACTGCGGGCGACGTGCTAATTTTATCAGCAAGCGTTTGCGCCGCAGTTTCCAACAGCGTTTTTTGAATGAAGCCGTTGGCCTTCTCAAGCTTGCCTTGCACTGCATTAACCGCCTCGTCGCGTTCCTTAGCCCATTGACGCTCTAACGCATCAATATCGCCTTGTTTACGCGCAGGATTCTTTTCGATCTTTTCCAGCTTATCGGCCAATTCATCGCGCGCAGCTTGCTCGCGTTCTAATTGATCCTTTAAGCGTTGATTGGCGCGCTTAAGCGGCCCAACGTCCTCGTCACCTTCGGTTTGAAGCACGAAGCTTTCACCATCGGCGACATATTCAAACTTAATGTTATCGGCCAGCTTTTCAAACTGCTCTTTGGTAATCTTACGCTTAAGTGCCATAGTCTTTGACTCCGAGTGATTCACCGAATCACGTTAATAAAACCAACCCAATTTTCTTTTTGAATTGGGACATTTGCAACGCTTTTATTTTAACCTTGGCAAAATCCTTTGCCGTAATTTCTCCAGATTCCAACGCATCCGCAATTTCACTGCCGATAAGTTCAACTTGCACGGCGCGCGGTTGACGCTTAAGCCAAGCATAAAGAGTAGGCGCGCTAAAGTCATCAAATAAAGACGAAAGCGGAACGGTTACGCTACGGCAGCGGTAATGCGCAGGCGGAACCGGCCCCTGTCCGTAGCGGTACGCTTTATCATCGCGTTCGCGGCAAATTTCCGTTGTATAGCCGTCCATTACGGAAATCCATTTGTAATGCGAAAACAAAGCGGAAGCGACGGCTTGGGCAACCATTTGGTCAATATGACTAATTGACGTTTCAATAACAGCCGAAGCCTGCAAAGCAATTTTAGAAAGCTGCGTAGAAGCGCCTTGCTTAGCAGCTTCACCGCCAATTTCTGCAACAGTCGCTTCTACCGTTTGTTTATTCGCATATGCTTTGCGTATTGTGTTTTCAACGCTAGCTTGCGCAGATTTAATGAATGCCGAAACAAACGGCAAAAGGTAAAGACCGTTAGCAGGAATTGGCGCGTTTTTAATCGTAGCCCAAAGCGAATCGCGGCCATCGGGCAGAATCGCAGCCAAGCCGTATAGCGGGCTGAACGCTTCCTTTTCGTTTTGCGCTGCGATGAATGCAAACGCCTGATCTTCGCTTAATTGCTTAAACGATCCTTCCTTGCCGTTGATTGAATTCCAACGCGCCGAACCATACGCCATTGCTGACATTTGAACGCGAAGTTGCATGAATTCTTGCAACGAATTAATTAGCCTCTCCGCGTATTGGCTGTAGATAGTTGCTTGCGATTTACGCAGCGCAATCAACAGCCGGTTTAATTCGGCCTTACTCATGCCGTCAAGCGTCTTATATTGCACGCGCATTAACAGTTTGCGCACTTGCTCATTCACAGCCGCTAGCACTGCGTCAAATTCTCGCGATTGCCCAAGCTTCAACGCTTCGACAAATAAAGCTAAGCGGGTTGTAATATCGAATAGCCGCTGACTGTCATTCATGGCGTGCCCACATTAAGCGCCGCTAGCTGCCGGGTCTGGAATGGTCGGGTCGTGTTCCGCTGCCAAGGCGAATGCTTCAATCTGATCTTTAGCAATATCGGCCTTAGCTTTAGCATCGTCGGCAATTGCGACGCCTGCGCGACGCAGATACGCGCGCAATTCCTCCCAACTCAAAGCGCCCTTTTGCCATGCGTCTACAACAAAGCGCAATTGATCCGGCGTAAGGTTCGCGAAATCAAAATCCGTATTTAGCTGGTAAACAATTTCAACGCCGGCAGCGCCCATCAATGAAGCGGCATATTCCAACGCCTGCTTATATGCGGCGCTTACGTTATTGGCGCACGACGTTAAAACGGAATCCTCCGTTTCCTTATCCTGTCCGGCTTCGGTAGCCGTGCGCTGCACTTGCTTCTGTTCTACGAGCTTGGCACCGAGCGCCGTCATTTGACGCTCTTTGGTGTCCATTGCCTCTTTAATCATTGAATTAGGTTCAGCCTGCAACAGTTCGGCCGTCGCACCTGTGGGCAACGGAATACCGCCGCGCGAACCAAACGCTAACGTTCCCTTTAAAACGTTATCAACCCATTCTTGGGTTAAGCCGGTAGCAACCGGCGTAGGCTGACCGACAATAAAGCACGATTCTTCATAATCCGCGCTGTTGCGATAGTGCGCGACATTAAGTGACGCCAAATCGTACATATTCGGATTATCGGGGTTAATGTCATTATTCTGGCTTCCGATAAACCAAAACGGAATTGACTTAATTGTGTTGCCGCTGGCATCCGTCGGCACAATCGTTTGATGCAGCCGGAAATTACCCGACTTAGGAATTTTTACGCCATCCCAATTAGCGGACGCGGTAGGATCGCGGTAAATTTCTTGAATATAGTTGCCGTTTTGATCCAGCTTTAAAACGCGAAATTGCGCGGCCGTCTTAACTTCAAAACCATCATCAGAAATCGGGTAGCCTTCCATCAAAACAACAAGGGCTAGCTTTTCAACTGAATTGTCCTCAATAACACGCCAATTGATAATTTCAAGCGGCGAATATGCGTAAATAGTGGGGCGAACCTTTCCGCTTTGCACGTCCGCTGCGCTGCCGCCTGCGCCGCCTGTATTGGTAAAATCGACAAACAAACCGCTTCGCGAATACGCGACGGTATGGCCTAAAGAAATTTCGGCAAGCTGGTTAAGGCTAGTGCCGGTTCCGGTCACATTGCCAACCATCGGTTCAAGCTGCGGCGGAATCTTAGTATCGGGCGCTTTCTTGAATACTTGGCCCATCATGCCAAGCAATGTGCGCCGCGTAACGTTATAGAAAACAGCGCGGGACAAATACGCATTATAACGTTCTTTGTTTTCGTTAGAAATATCGGCCGCGTTCGGCATCGGCAAATATTTAGTGCGCGCGGCTTTAACAACCGTTTCGCCTGCAATACAGTCGCGGATTAATTGGTATTGCGGCAGTAAGGCCGCTAATTCAGGCCGTACATAGGCGACATTAGGAACGCGATTAGCAGCCATTGCAAAGCCCTTTTAAGATGGAAGCGAAACCTTAATTTTACGTGCGATTTTATGATTGCCCTTAAGCACTCGATACCGCACCATATCCCAACTGTGATCTTCTGCGCTTGTATCTACGTCGTCTAACTTTAACGGATCGCGCGGCAGCTTGGGAATTAGGTTAATGCTAGCACGGCAATTCTGCATGAAGTAGATTGCCGGCCCTTCGCCCTTCAACGCAGCGTTTAACCGCTCTCTGAAAAGCTCCATGCCATTCTTTCGCGAACCGGGCGATTTATCGGATTCTTCCCAATTAACGCCACGCTTTGCCATTTTCTTTTCTATCGTATCAACGTCAGCTTCACGAACGTCGCGAATTTGATTGTCAGCAGGGCCGGGCCAAGGTTGCGACTTAATCCAGCCGTTAACCATTAAAGACAATTCGATTTCTTTAATACGGTCTGCAATTTCACCGGCAGGTTTCTTTAAGCCTTTATTAGTGCCGATTTTTTCCGTACCGTAATATTCAAAGAATTGAATAAGCGTACCGGGCGGCGGACAGAATTTATAAACATCATTGCCCACAATGATTGTAGCTTCCTCGCCGTTAGCTTCGGCCCACCAACCGACGCTAAACGGATGCGATGAACCCCAATCGAAAGAGCGATCTATAGGCCAGCTTTCAGGGATAACGAAGCGCGGCACAACATGCACTTGTGTTTTCCACAAATCGCCGAAGGCGTCACCGGCTGCAATATCCCAATCGCCGAATAACCATGCACGCCGCAGGTTTTCGTCTGTGATGCTGTTTAATTCCGCAACATACTCAGGCGGAAGATATTTGTTTTCGCGGTAGCTACCAAAAATAGCAACCTGAGTTTTAATTACCTTTTCGTCTTGCTGCGTTTGCGGGTTGAAAACTTCAACTTCCGTGCGCACAACAGTTCCACGCGGAGCAGGATCAATAAAGCGATCTTTAACCCAATTGTGACCGGGGCCGCTAGGATTCGTAGTAGAAAAGATTTCTAACGGAATTGGCGGCAACGGCTTGCCGTCCGGCGTCAGGTAATTGCCGTCTTTATCTTTCGGTGTGTCGCGTTCCGGGTCAAACGTTGAACGATTGACCGACATAAACTTATCGTACAGAAACGAATTAGGGTATTTGGTTAATTCATTCCATCCGATAAACGGGTATTCGTGGCCGTGAAAGCCGTCATAGTCGGCAGGCTTTTTTACATGACGTAGTAACAATTCCTCGCCAGTAGGCCAAACCCATTTGTATTGCGACGCTGATTCAAGGAACTTTGCGCCGTCATCAAACTTAGTAAACCATTTCTTAGATTCAGCAACTAAGCCTGCTAAGTTATCAAATTCCAAATCAAAAATAACGCCGCGCCAGTATTGGCCGTAACCAATACCGACACGACGACGAAAACGCATTAACTGCGTTAGGGTTTTACCGGGACCGCGCGCACCTTCATATAACGTGTGATGGCAACGGGAATCAATCGCTAATTCTTGCGATGTTCCGGGTAACGGTTGCCATACAACGTCAAACGGCTGCGCCTCAATTGACTCTGACGGCGCTAGCATCGGTAATTAATGCCTTTTGTTGACGTTGCGCCTTGGTTTCCCATTCTTGATCCGTGCCCAAATCTCGCACAACCATAACGCGGTTATTATTAACTTGAACGTTAACTTGAGTGTCAGCCTTATTGCGCTTGAAACCGCGAACTTCAGCATATAAGTTATAATATTTGATTTTTACTTCATGGTCCCAACAGGAACGCGCCTCAGTTAAAATCTCGCGTACAAATTCCGCTTCCGTTTGGATAAAATCAAGCTCGCCGCCCTTGGATGAAGCAACTAACTTTTGTTGTGCGGCGGTAACTTCCGGGTCATTAACCCATTTATTCGCCATCAACAACGCTTGCCCGGTGTCAGGCGTCACGCTTAAGGCGGCCTGAAATCGGCCTTCCATTGTCTGCGGATGCTTGAGCAATGCAGCCGCAAAGCGTTCTTTTAATTCGGTGTCGGACATAAGAAACCCCCGGATGCGGAAAGCATACCGGGGGCGCTCATTATTGGCTAGGCTTTTTTACTGCGTCAGGACAATTGCGCTTTAGCGTTTCATTGTGGGCAAGAATCTGCCGCGCTGTTCCGTCTGTTAGTTGATCCTGCTTGCTAATGTAAATCGGATGAACCCAATTGCAAGCAGTATCAATAACTACGCTATCGCTAATCTTATCAATCGCGCGCCCATTCGTCGCGCAACTTGTTAGCAGCATCGCCAGTATTAAGACGAATAACGTTGTTAGAGACTTCATGGGCGGCTTCTACCTTGTTAGTTTCGACTGCTGCGACTTCCTGCGCCTGCTGCACTTTGCGCACGGCTTCGGCGTCGATTCGATCAACTTCCTTTTGCGCCTGCTTTTCGCGTTCGCTATGGATACCGGAACGCTTAGCCGCTTCATAGAAACCGAAAACAACGGCAATGGCAGCGCCGATAGCCGCAAGGATTGCCCACAACTGCGCGCCTTTCTTTGCTAGCCATGCCTGAATCATTTGATTACTTCCCTGCCGGACGCTTGTCTAAGCCGGCCTGCTTAATAAGTTCGGCCACGTCGTCAATATGCAGGCAATCGACCATGCAAGCGCCTTCGTTTGCTTGCTGAATTGCCGCAATATTACCGTTGCAATAATCATTCCCCGGCGTTGCGCTATGCAATACGCCAAAGGCAATAACCTTGCCGGTATCATAATCAAACTTAATAACTTTGTCGCCGTTCTTAGCTTCACGCCCGTTTCTATAGTGCATAAATCCTCCGTTGTGTTATTGCTGCCATTCCCCCGTTGCCATTTGCTTCGCCATGCGTTCGGCACGCGCTGGCGTTTGCTTGGCCCAAAGACTGCGAAGCATACCGGCCGCAGCCTTATCATAAAAGCCGGCTTCAATGCTGCCAAGCGTGTTAGCAAACTGCGCTAAACCGTCAATGCCAAGCTGAAACGCCATGCCAATTAAGACGGCAATACGCGGCTCGCTAAGTTGCATCGTCCAAGGCCAACGGCGGCGTAACTTCTCGCGCACAATGCGAATCCGGTTATTCAAAATAAACGCAGATTCTTCCGGTAATAACCCGCCGCCTTTGCGAGCGTCAACTAAGATGCCGACTCCGATAGTATCGAAGCCTAAGCTATCCTTGTAAACGTGCAATACTTCGCCTTCCTCCCGGCGCAACATTGATTCAACGCTATCAACTTTCATTCTTATTGCTCGGCAAATTCTTTTGCTTGATAAACTTGGCGATAAACGACAAAACTAAAATGCCGATGCCGATATAACCAACAAGCTGTTGTGGCAGCATTGCCTTTAAATCTGACGGCAACATAACCCATGCTTGTAATGCGTAATCAGGGAACATCACAAAGCCGCTGATAAACAGCATTCCAAGCGCGCCAAGTTGAACCGACCAATGCCGCCAAAATTCGCGCCAGTATGCGACTAGTTGCAGTTTCATTATTTATCCCCTTCCACATGCGGCAAAACGCCTAGCTTATATTCAATGATAAGTAGGCGACGATCTAGCTGCGCATCGGTGCTGTAAAGCTGCGTTCCTTGATGCCAGCCCCAACTAATAAGGCCAACCGACGCAGCACAAACTGCGCCAATTAATCGCATGACAAATTGATGACGGTCGCCCTGCTTTTCTAAAGCAGTGATGCGATTAGTATTAGCGCCAATTGTGCTAAAGGCGCGATCAATCTTTGAGCTTAATTCGTTCTGCTGCGCTGCGATTACTGGAACCTGCGAAAGCTGCGCGTTCTGACCTAGAATTAGGCCGCGCAATTCGTTTAGGTTTTCAAGCGCACGCTCTACGCGCTCGGCTAACACGGCGACTTCTACGGCTGAAATAGAACCGTCTGCGCCCATCGCTTCACCCGCCATTTGTGCCCGCTTCCCGTGCGCCCCTGTAAGCGCGGAGCATACAGGGCCGGGGATGCCCTCACAAGCGATTCACGGGCCGTCTGTCAAGCGCACAGGCAAAAAGAAACCCGGCCTAGGGACCGGGTTTCTCCGAAGCATTCGCGCGGGTGGCGGGGAGCGGCCTGCGCTACTAGCTTCTAAGCGGTAATTACTTCGTGCGCCAGATACGCGCGCCACCATCAACCGCACGCAGCACAAACTTGCGATCATATTCCAGCGCCGCAACTTCATTACCCTTGCGATCCTTGCGGGTCTGACCCGGAATCTCGCGAGCGTAGCGGCGGTTGGCGCTCGACACGGTAGAAGCAAGCGACTTCGCAACGTTCGGACGATCATCCGAATTCGGCACAAAGAACGATTGGTTCACCTGCAACTGATCAAACGGGTACGTTTCGCCAGTGCGGCCACGGCCGACGACGGGGGCAAGCGCAATGCCATCTTCAATGGTGAACTGCGGCTTGGCCTTTGGAGCGGAAGCGGGAGCGGTATTCTGCGACATAGATTCAATGCCCTTTTGCGTTGCGCGGGTCGCCAACTCGCCCGCTTCGTTGGTCATGGACGGGTTGACTTCAACCAATCCTTCGGCAAGCGCGCTGGCGTGCGCTTCCGGGGAAGTATAAACGAAACTGCCGGCATTGGTAGCCGCAATAACGGCGGCCATATCAAGCGTAGCAGCAACGATCTTCTTAGTGGACTTCTTGGCGGCCATGTGGCAATTCCTCTTGTAAGGTTGTCTGCGGTGTGCAGGATTTGAATTGTACGGGTTGATTTTAAACTGTCAACTACTTTTTTGTTAACGTTCCGTTACGATGCGTTGCGCCTCCGGGGCATTCCTTCGCATAACTTTTGTTGTAGTCCGGCCATAGCCCTTCCTTGACCATTTGGCAGTATTGCGCTTGCTCCGCGTCCGTCGTCTGCTTTTCAGCAATGCCCACAATAGCGAAGCAAACGATTGCGGCTAGCGCCCATAGCAGGATAAGAACGCGGCGAGTCATACAAACGCTACCTTTAGTCGGCGCAGGTCAAGCCTAATGCGGCTGTGCGTGCGGATGTTGTAAGGGATGATTGTTGGCGGGTTCGCTTCGGCCATTGAACGCGCCACAACGCGCGCTAGCACGGCATCGCGTTTTCCCCATTGAATCGGCCGCAATTCGACCGGCGTAGTCATAGTTAAGCCCTTTTTAAAGAATGCTAGGCGGAATGCCAAGCTTTGCTAGTGTTTCTCTGTATCGCTTCGTTTCATCTTCCCATTTCTGGCGCAGCTTTCGCATACGCCAGTAGAGACAGAATTCAATGGCAAGGCACAGCAAGCCAACGATAATTGAAAGCTTGCACATTAACCGTGCCACTCCACTTCGGCCGCGCGCTTGTGGCCTGCGCGTTCACTGTGCTTGTGGGCAATCTGTGCGCCATGACTGCGGCCATGCTGATACATCGCGTAGTTACGGCGCGCGGCTTCATCCTCGCGCTTACGATAAATCAGGCGGCAAGCGTTAAGAAAAGCCGCAGCGGAAATCAGGTAGCAAACAGTCGAAATGTCCATTTCCCTTCCTTTGGTTATTCGCGCCAGTCTTGCGGCTTGTCAAGCTCGGCCCAAATGGCGTCGTAGACTTTATCCCATGCGCCAGTTTGATTGTCAAGCTTCGTTTCAAGCCACTTTAGCCGGCTGCCATTCTTGGCGTTATGTAGGGTTACGTCCTCCAAAGCCCTATACAGTCCGACGCTAGGCTCGGCCGGGGAAACGTTGCCTTGGGCTTCACACGGAATGCCAAGAACTCGGATTTGGACGGTAAACATAGTCAGCGGCCCTTACGGCATCAAGCAAGAATTAAGAGCGTTAAAAACGGCTTCATTATAAACGCCGTCCTTAAACGCTTCAACCTGCATTGCGAACTTATCGGCTTCCGCGACGGTGGCGAAGCTCTGGACGGCATGGCGCTTGCCGTTGATGACGACATAGACAAAAAAGCTGCGCTTGCCTTCGTGAATCTGGACGTTGCCAATGTGCATTGCCGTAGCCCTCCCTAATCGTTAGGAATAGACTACGGCAATAAAATGCGGCCGTCAAGTGGCCTTAAATGCTTTGTTCAGGTTCTATTCAGCTTCAAAGAAAGCTGCGATTTCCAGCGACGACGGCTTGATCCCGAAGTCATCCGGATTGCCTTCCCGGTAAATGGTCCGATTTATTGATTCGTAATGCACCGTGTCAGCGCACAAATCAACATGCGTGCAACGTTGGTAAGGTCTATCGCAATACCAATAAATAGACTTCGGAAAGCGCCGGTTCAACGCTTCAACAATTTCAAGCGCAGTGCAACCTTTAAAGCGGTGAATCAATGCGATTAACTTTGCCGCTAGAATTTCCGTTTTAAGACCAACCGGGAATAATATCATTGCCGTTGCCCCCTGCCGCAACGTAACCGTTGGTATAAGCGAAGGCATGAACTGCGTTCATACTTCCGCCGCATTTGCTGCAATCAAGCTTCATTCCAAACGTTACGGTATTAGGAAACGTCGGAAAGTGATGCTTATTGCAATTGTCTAACCGCGCCTGATTCTCTTTGATTTCGTCTAGTAGCCAAGCATTAGCGTTTACTGCGTCCATGTTAAATAATCCTCTAAGACTTTAACAGCAGCTTCCCAATTGTCACAGACAACAAAGCCGTAGCCTTGCGCTTGGACAAATGAACCAAATTCGACTTGATCCCGCGACGGTTTGCCGCCCGGTTTCTTCATTTCGATATA